ATGAAACTACTGCAGAATGAATTCGACTACCGGACCTGGATGACTGACGAGTTTTTGGAATATGACAATAGTCCATCATCTGCAATGAGTCAGGACGAATTAGAACAAGAGCTACAGCGTTTGATGCCGAGCAGCTTTCCTTGTTTGGTTTATGTCGCTTACAGCGGTAATCCGAATGCACCTGAACGACTTGTCTTTACTTCCCGCAACCAGGTGGCGGAATGGGCTGCGGCCATGAGATTAGCCTAATCCCTTCATTTCGGTACATACACATTTTTCCTTACTCAGCGTCATGGCTTTCCGTCGCCTCATAACTGACATCTGACAGCAATACCTCCAGATTTAACGTCGTCACAAATCCGCTGCCGTCCAGGTTGTGCGCCACCTTGCTGATTATCCAGGGCTGCGCGTCGATAACGGATTTAAAGCCCGATACCGCCACCGGCGTCTCGGGGAATAAATCCGCCCGCCCGCGAGCCAGGGAGATCGAGAACTCGGCGACGCCGCGCTGGAGTTTGTCCCATTTCGACTGCGCCGCCCGCATGGCGGCCTTTTGCGTGGCGTAGACCGTCGTTAGCGCAAACACGTTTTCATCACTGCCCGCCAGATATTCCCCCTCTTTCGCCTCCGGCGTTTTCTGTGCCTTCGCGGTGGTCTTTTTGGCTGCCGGATGTTGCAGGGCGCGCAAATGCTGTTCTTTTTTCTTCCGCTGCACCTTCACCTTTTTCGGCTTCGGGTCTTTGGTATGCAGCCAGGTGGCTGACACGCCGGTATAGGCATCACGGTCAGCAAGAGTAAACGTGTGCCCGTCGCCGTCGCTGCGGGTCAGCGTCGTTTTCGGTATCGGCTTGCCGCTGGCGGTCACGGCAGCGCCGGGTTTGATAAACAGCAGCTTTCCGGCCTTGATGGCGACAACCCCGCCGTTCAGCTCGGCCAGACGGGTAATGAATGCGGCATCGTTTTCCTGCGTCTGGTCGATATGCGATACCTTCACCCCTTTAAACGCATCCGCGACAGCAGGCTGGAGGTTGTTGCGCGCCGCCACGGTGGAGACAATCGCCTCCAGCGTCGTGTCGTGATAGGAGTGATCGTGGCGAGAATTCAGGCTGCCGCGATAGTCCGCGCTGCGGGCGCGCAGCGTCAGCATATCCGGCGCACCGCGATGCTCCACCTCATCCACGGTGAATTCTCCCTTATGGATGAGCGCCTGCCCCTTCCACCCCAGAAAAACGCTCAGCACCGCGCCGCGCGGGGGCATCTGCATCAGGCCGTCTGCGTCGTTCAGCGCAATATCAAGCTGGTCAGCCTCAAAGCCGCGGTTGTCGGTCAGCGACAGCGAAATCAGCCGCCTGCTGATATCGGCGGTAATGTCTGAACCGGCAAGTTGAACCCTGTAGTCCGGCGCAATCTGTGCGCCGTTATCTATTGCGAGAGTAGACATCATGACAGCAGCCCGCCTGCAGACTTCTGTGCACTGCGGGCAATCCCGCCCGCCTGATCCAGAAGGCCATCGGCCTGAGATTTGATATCACCAAACATGGCGGTCAGGCTTTCGTCCACGCGCTTGAGGCTCAGCGTAAATTCAATTTTGCGGGCCGCCCCGTTGGCAAAAAACACCGAATGCTCGTCACTGAGGCTTTCGATCACGAACATCCCGTAAATCGCCCCGTTGCCGCCAATCAGCGACCAGGCGCGCCCCTGGTCAGCCATCAGGCGCAGCGCGTCCAGGCTCAGCCTGCCGCCGGTGATTTCCGGCAGCAGCGTGCCGGTCAGGGTGATTTTTTCATCCCCTTGCCCCAGAAACTGCGGCGCGGCGCGCAGGCCGATCCGGTCATTAGTCGGCCAGCGGTATTCCGCCGAGCGCTGCAAACTCTGATAGGGCAGCGTTTGCAGCATAAACACGAACATCCCCAAAGCCAGCATCATAAAAGCCTCCTTAGCCGTAATGCATTGCGCTGCGCGCCGCCGAACGCTGGCGGCGCAGGTAATCTTCAAACAACCGCATCGCCTCGGTGGCGACGTCTTTCGCACTTTGTCCGGGTGCCGCGTAAACGTTAAAAGTCGGGGCTGCCACCGGTGCCTGATTACGCATCAGCGCCGCCGTATCCCGACGCCCCGTGACGCTGACCGGACCCCGCACCAGCTCCGCGCCGTTCTCACCCACAATGCCGACTTCACCGGCGGCGATGTCGCCGCCTTTATCGAACATCCCCGCGTAGCCGTAGGCCGCGCCGCCGGTGCCGTAAAACTGCGCAGGTGAAGAAAGCCCCGCGTCCGGTTTCGACAGACCCTTGCTGACACCCACTGACAGGGTTTTATCGCCACCTGATTTCATCCAGTCCGGCAGAAAATCCGTCATGCTTGAAAGCTTGTCTTTCAGCGCCTGCCATTTTTCGGCAATGCCGTCCATCAGCGCGGTGATCATGCTGCTGCCCGCGTCCTTAAACTTGCCCGGCAGGCTTTTCACCACGTCGAAAATCTTCTGACCAAAAGACGTGAGGAAATGGATATAGGCATTAAATCCGGCTTTCGCCCCGTCTTTAATTGCCGTCCAGACCGCCGCGAACTTCTCTGACAGCCCCTGCACGCTGGCAACGAGGCTGTTCCAGGTGTTGCTCAGCCAGTCCGTCATCGTGGTCCAGGCTTCGGTTGTCCAGGCGGCGATCGTGTCCCACATCTTTTTAAACTTCGGTGCCAGCGTGCTCCAGTTCGCCCAGATATATATCGCCGCCATGGCAATCAGCGCGACCACGGCCAGCAAGGGATTCGCCATCGCGGCGCGCCCCATCCACAGCAGGGCGGTGCCTACACCTTTTAATGCCATGCCGATATAGCCCAGCCCCTTCACCACCGGCCCGACCACCACGCCCAGCACACCGAGGCCGACAACCAGGCTCGTCACCGCCAGCGCTGACTTGACAATCGTGCCGGTCAGTTGAGGATTGACCTTTACCCATTTGCCCACGTTGCCGAGCCAGTCCGTCGCCGATTGGGTGAGTTTTCGCAGGCCGGAGTCTTGTTTTTCGAAGGTTTCAATCTGCAAATCCTCAAAGGCGGACTGCATGTTTTTCAGGTCGCCGTCGAGGTTATCCGTCTGCGTTTTGGCGAACCGACAGCGCCCACGCCAGGTACGGCAAAAACTTTGCCGGACAGGTCAGCGGATCCCAGAGCTGCCGCAGTGGCACCGGCACGTTTTCAAGCGCGGCGCAGGCCTCGGCGGCGGCAACCTCAAGAGCCGAGGAACCGACGGGCAGCAGGCGATCACTCATCGTAGCCGCCCACTTTCAGGGTGTACGCGGTGCAGAATGACGCCTGCGTTTTATCCAGCTCGATGTCAGCGGCGGGGCTTTTCAGCTCCACCCGCTGCACACCTTCAACATGCAGCGCGGCATAAATCGCCGACAGCCGGATGTCGCGGCCTAACCGGTGCTGCGCGGTGGTGTAGGCAATCAGTTTTGCTTCGGCGGCCTCGCGGATGGGTTCGGCTTCCGGACCCGGAAACAGATACAGCACGGCATCAATGGTGTAATTCACGACGGTTGCTGACTGGACGGTCACGCGGTCAGCCACCGGGCGCACGTTCTCGTCATTGAGCGCGGCCTGAACCACCGCCAGCAGGTCGGCGGGTGCAGTGCCGTTACCCGTCTGTGCCAGCACGGAAATCGTCACGCAGGCGGGCGACGGGCTGATGACCGAAATATCCGCCACCCGCCCGTCAGCCGAGCGCCCGTGATACTCATAAGAGCCAACCGGACCGGCGACGCTCAGCCCTTCAAACGCCTGCTGCGCGCGGATGCGCAAATCCGCATCGTTTTCCATCACTGCTGCGACAGCAGGCACGCTGACCGTATCCGCAGGGGTGATCGTCAGACGCTCCACGCTGAACGTGGCGGCAATATTGTCCAGGTCTGTTCCTGTGGCATACGCCAGCATCACCGCCTGCGCCGCCTCGTTAACCCGCTGACGCAGGATCACTTCGCGGTAAGCGTTCTCCTCCAGCAGCTTCACAATCGGCTCAGACTCCAGCGTCAGCGTGCGGGCGATGGCGGCCTGCTGGTCTTCGGGGTACAAGGAGACCAGCGTGGCTTTGCGCTCCGCCAGCAGAATTTCATAGTCCAGCACCTCCACCACGTCGGGGGCGGGTAACTGGCTCAGGTCGATAGTTGCCATGGTTAGCTCACGGGTAGGGTTAAGGAAATGGCGGCGGACGTGTCTTTGCGGGTGCCGGTAATATCCACCACCATTTTTCCGTCAAACGTCGTTTCAAAGGTGATGCCGGTCAGGCTGACGCGCGGCTCCCATTTCAGGATCGCGCTGTAGCAGGCCGCCATGATTTGCAGGCGCAGCGCCGCATTCTGCGGACGGTCAGTCAGCATCGATAGCAGTGAACCATAGTCACGACGCATGACGCGGGAACCGACGGGCGTGCGCAGAATGTCGCTGACCGACTGCTGAATATGCGCCAGGTCTTCGACGCTTCGCCCCGTGTCGCGAGCCAGGCCGATATATTTTGCATTCGTCATGAAGGCACCTGCGTCTGACCGCCGCCCGTCTGGACGCCGCCGTGTTTGTGGGTATGAACAACGATGCCGTTTGACGTGATGCTGCCGCCTGAGTGGGTGAGATTGCCGGTTAGGGTGCCGCCCTGCTTAATGTCGATAGTGCCAGTGGTGAGTTTGTTCGTGCAGACCACTTCCGGCGTGTCGAGCGTAATGCGCGTTTTCGCCGTGCAGGTAATCAGCGGGGCAGTCACTGCAACCTTATCCGCAGCGCTCACCGTAGCGGACTTGATACCGGTTGCCAGCAGTGCGCCGGTTTTGGGTTCGTACTCGATCACCGCGCCGTCAGGGAAAGTGACATGCATGGCGTCGGCTGACGCGGACGGTGCCGGATAGTCATCTGAAAAAATCCCAGGCATCACAAAGGCGGTATCCAGCTCACCGCCCAGGCAGAACAGCAAAACCTGCTCACCGGCGGACGGTGCCCACCAGGAACGGGCGCGCCCTGCGCGGGACGTCAGCCAGTGCAGCCAGTCGGTGACGTTGCCGCCGGTGTTGACGCGACAAGTTGCCGCCTCTAAATCCACCTCGGCAACGGTGCCAATGCGGATCAGATTGCGCAGCAGGCGCGGAATGTCGTTGTTTGGGATGGATGTATTCATGGATAAAAGAATGCCGCCCTGCCTGGCGGCATACAATTTAAGGCGGGTTGATGGCTGGTGGCACAACGTAGGGTAAGGGGCGATTCGACCTTATAAGGGTTTTACCGAATCGTTGTGCTCCATATCCTGCTACGGTGCGCCAGATATCGCCTTACCAGAACATACGGTATAAGATTTTAATCATCAGTGATTAGCTTAGTTAGGAATTCATGTGGAAAAGGAAACGTGGGCATTAGTTGGAGCAGCAGCAGCCATCACAGGGCCGCTTATTTTTAACACAGTAAAAGAGGCAGTCTGGGAGAGAGAAAAAAGGAGAAGAGAAGAACGACACATAGTAATACAGCTTATATTCGTGCTAGACAAATATATATCTCAGTGTGAATTTTTGTCTTATAACGACGGTATTTATGATCCTGAAAAAGAATACAAGGTAACAGGCTATGTTAAACCTGAACTGCAATTATCATCGGTAAAAGGTGACTATAAATATCTGGATACAGATATGCTTTACAGGTTGCATAGCATCGATTCGAAACGTGAACAGGTGATCAGTGAACTTTCAAACCTTGATGACTCTTACTTTGATGATGCGCCAGATTGCACTGGTTATTATGCCAAGCGGCAGGAACTCTACGCAAAGCACGGCCTGTATGTAATCGAACTCTCAGAGAATATTTGTCGAAAATTCAAAATAAAACATGTGTCATGGGAAGGGGGATTCAATCCGGCGGTCTCCATTCGGGAACGTCTGGTTCAGATTCGCGCATCGAAGTCCCGCGCCAGTCTCCGCAGAATGGAAATGGTGGCGAAGCGAGTCGCTGAAAAACAGCGAAAATTACTGTAATGGTAGGTTACGCTGCGACCCGGATTGCCAACGATCCGCAGAAAGATATGCTCGAAAACAGACGTAAAAAAACCGCCTGCTGGCGGCTTGTATTAGGCTGTTTTTCCGGTTTCCAGCGTGCGAACCTCATGTTCCGACATCCAGTTATCCGTAGCCTCTGTATGCCCGTCTGATTCGGTAAACACGATAATTTCATGAACGGGGTTGAGGCTCGCCTGATATTCAACAGATTTCAGCAGTTCAGGACTGGGAAACATCAATAAATACACCGCTTCCGGCAGATAACTCTTATTCAGGGTCAGGGGCGAATATAAGCTCAATTTCCGTCCGTAAACGGAGATAACCTGATTTGACTTAAGTTTATTAACAACTCTTTTGTCAAAGATGCGTTCTAGTATTTGACCGCAGTGTGATTTGTTGTTCACGCACAGATAAACCTCACACTGATGGTGTTCGGCTCGGTCAGTAGCATATTTTAAGATGCTTCCGTGCAGCCCGTTCATAAGTTCAGAAAACTCACGCTGCAATATCACCCGGTCAGTCATTTTAGTTCCTTTTGATGAATGAATTTCGGCATCCATCATATCGGTAAAGTCCGGTTCAGCACAGTGCGGCTGCGCGTCAGATTGCATGGTTCTGCATAATAGGCGTTTTACCGAATGCTCGAAAAAAGGGAGTAAAAAAACCGCCTTGCAGTGGTATTAAATCGCTAGTGTCCTCTCCTGGCACAGGCTGTGTGAAAACCCTGACCAAAAACTGAAGTGCGCACGTCTACGTAAAATCTGGAATTGATCAGCTGGTTAGTAGAGCCGAATTTTACGTATGAGCGCGGTTTTCAGCTCTGTTTTTAGCAGTTTCAGCGGCCAAAAAAGTTTTCACACAACCTGGGCACAGAGCTGCCTGTCATATTAGGTTTGGCTCTGTGCCGCAGTTATGTCAGGTGAAGTCTGAGCTAATAAGTATTATCAATTCATCTTCAACAATCTTCATATCCTCCGCATCCAGCCCTAACAGCGGGCGCGCCGGATACTGCATTTCTTTTGCACGGACGGACGGGCGATCCCGCAGCCCGTACTGGTGCACTTTCGCCATGCGCTGAACCTGCCCGGTGAATTCCACCACCGCGTCATCAGCGGTGCCTTTGGCCTTCATGTATTTTGCCGTACGCAGTTTGGCGAACATTTCCCGCTTAATGCGGCCTTTCTTTGCCCGCAACGGCTGCGGGCGGCGGGGCGTGAAGGGTTTACCGTCGGGTGTAACCTGCTGCTTAATACGCTGCTGCTGATGTTTGCGCAGACGCTTCGCAATGGTTGCCGCCATCGCCTTCCGGCTTTGCGGTGACAACGCCGCAATCAATCCCGCCAGGCGGGTATCAAACGCTGACAGCTCACTCATGCCACTGGCTCACTAACTCGCCGTGCAGATACAGTTCACGCGGCCTTTCCACCGGCTCCGGCAGGGGCGGTTCAGGAAAGTGCTCCACATACAGACCGGCATCAATCTGTTTCACAATCACGCGCTCGGTGAGCTGCACGTCAATCGCGATATCGTAGGAACCATCATCCAGCATATCGGCCTTGAATTTAAAGCCGGTCTGCTGCTTTTCCGGCGTCGCCATGATGTCCGGCTGGTTCTCACGCAACCAGGCCAGAATGGGCACAATGATCAGATCGCAGTCCTGGGCAAAGTTGGTGATAAGCAGCTCGGTTTGATACTGGTATTCAAACGACAGCGAACTGGCTAACGTGGAAACGATACGCCCGTTATCCACAAACATCCGCAAGGTGTCGGGGCTGGTTTGCAGCACCGGCACGGCGTCAGTTAAGGCTTTTCGTAGCTGTGCGGGTTTTAACACGGTGTTCCTCCTGGCATTGTTTGATCCCTTCTACCTGGAGGCCGCAGGCGGTCAGCGCGGCCTCCAGGTTTCTGACGTCACTGCTTAAGTCGCCGTTAGTGGCCGGTGCGCTTGCCGGTATCGGGCAACTCGTTACCGCCGGACAGCCAACGTAAATAATCTGCGGCGCTGGCAAAGGCGGGACGCGCGTGCATCCGGCTAATGCCGTCAGGCAGACGAGCGCTGTACCAGTCGCGCATTTCCTGATTTTCATTAAGTAACCTTTGAATGTGAACTTCACGGACGCGTGCCTGCTCACCCGCCTGTGCGATCTGGGTGCGCAGGCTTTGTTCCTGGCGTTCCCGCCTCAGTGCATCATCGTTCAGGCGGTGTATGGCGTTGTCGCGACTTTCAATACCGGCGGACAGCGTGCCGATAATGCGCTGCGCCTGGTCGGCTTTATCCGTCAGTCCACCGATACGCCAGGTTTGCAGCCCCGCCAGCGCGCAGGCTGCCAGCAGTAACAAAATTAAAATGCGCATCAGACTCCCCGCAGGCAGTAGGCCAGCTCATTGGCGCGGCGGCGTTCCAGCCCGGTGATGCGTTCACCGTTCACAAATACCCAGCGCGGCAACTGTTCACAGGCTTTTCGCCATTCGCCTTTGTTGATGAAAAATGCCAGCGTTGATTTGCAGGCCGCCGTCACGCCGACGTTAAACGCAAAGGACACCACGGCGTCATACACCGGCTGCGGCATGGCAACCGGCATACAGCGCGCAATGCCTTTCTCCACCCGCATCACGTCTTCCACCAGGTTAACGGCGGCCTGCCGTTCGCTGATTTGCGTTTGTGGTTTCACGCCTGCTGTGTGCCCGATGCCGTTTGTCCAGACGCCCGCGCTGCACTGATAGGCGGACAGGCGGCAGCCTTCAAAATCGGCAATCAGTGCCAGACCGGCGGCGGAGGTTTTCAACGTGGGCGTTTGTGGCAGCAGCGCGGCAATCGCCAGGACAGCGGCGACGGCGCAGCGTCTAACGATTGATGGCTGCATTGATTTCTCCACTGATGCCCATTGCTTTCAGGAGGCGATAGGTTTTGCGCCGGTAGTACCAGTTCACCAGGAAGGTGGCGACGCCGACGCCTGCACCGACTAAAAAGGCAATATCCTGCGGTGACATTGCGCCGAGCCAGGCAAGAAAGGCCGCGACGCAGTAACAAATAAACGAGGTGATGCGCTCCATGGTCATCAATCCCAAAGTGAGACGGTTTCACTGACTGCGAGCAGGCTTATGTCCGGCAGCTCCACCGCGTAGCCATGGGGCAATATTGCCCCGGCTGCGGCTAACCCCACGTTAGCCGGTGGCTGCAACCTGTTCAACATCGACACGCTGAAACAGGAAAACAGCGCCGAGGATTTCCGTAACCTGTTCATGTGTGAGTTCGTTGACGACCAGACGTCCGTTTTCCCGTTCGCCGAGCTGCAGCGCTGCATGGTGGAAAGCGCGGAGGAATGGCAGGATTTCAGCCCGTTTGCCGTGCGTCCGTTTGGCTATCGCTCCGTCTGGATTGGTTACGACCCGTCCCACACCGGCGACAGCGCAGGCTGCGCCGTGGTGGCTCCGCCGCTGGTGGATGGGGGCAAATTCCGCGTGCTGGAACGTCACCAGTGGAAAGGTATGGATTTTGCCGCCCAGGCGAAAAGCATTGAGGAACTGACAAAACGCTACTGCGTGGAATACATCGGCGTAGATGCCACCGGCATCGGCCAGGGCGTGTTCCAGCTTGTCCGGCAGTTCTTCCCCGCCGCGATGGAAATCCGCTACAGCCCGGAAACGAAAACGAAAATGGTGCTGAAAGCGAAAGACACCATCACGTCCGGACGTCTGGAATACGACACCAACCATAAAGACATCACCTCGTCATTCATGGCAATTCGCAAAACCATGACCGCCAGCGGCAGCCGTTCCACCTATGAGGCCAGCCGCAGCGAGGAAGCCAGCCACGCGGATGTCGCCTGGGCAATCATGCACGCCCTGCTCAACGAACCGCTGACCGCCGCGAACGGCGGCCAAAGCCCTAACATTCTGGAGTTTTATTAATTATGAGTAAGCGCAAATTCCGCAAAGCGGCACAAGCAGCAGTCACCGCAACGGCGCAGCAGACCGGCGGCGCGGAGGCGTTCAGCTTTGGCGACCCGACGCCGGTATTAGACCGCCGTGAAATCCTGGATTACATTGAATGTACGGGGAACGGTCAATGGTACGAGCCGCCGGTCAGCTTTGACGGCCTGGCTCGCACGCTGCGGGCAGCTGTTCACCACAGCTCGTCGCTGTACGTGAAGCGTAATATTCTGGCGTCTACCTTTATCCCGCATCCACTGCTATCACAGCAGGAGTTCAGTCGGTTTGCCCTGGATTACCTGGTATTCGGGAATGCGTTTTTAGAAGTGATCCGCAACCAGCTCGGCGATGCCGTGGTGATGAAAACCGTGCCCGCCAAATATGCGCGGCGTGGCGTTGAGTCTGATACTTACTGGTTTGTGCAGCAGTGGAAGGATGCCCATCAGTTCGAAGCCGGTAGCGTGTTCCATCTGATTGAACCGGATATTAATCAGGAGCTGTACGGCCTGCCGGAATATCTCAGCGCCCTGAATTCTGCCTGGCTTAATGAGGCAGCCACGCTGTTCCGCCGCAAGTATTACCAGAACGGCGCACACGCCGGATATATCCTGTACATGACTGACGCAGCACAAAGCAGCAGTGATATTGACCAGATGCGTAAGGCTATGCGTGACACAAAAGGCCTGGGCAATTTCCGCAACCTGTTCATGTACGCACCGAACGGCAAGCCGGACGGGATCAAGATTTTGCCGCTGAGTGAAGTTGCGACGAAAGATGATTTCTTCAATATTAAGAAAGCCAGCCAGAACGATTTGCTGTGCGCACACCGCGTACCGCCTCAGATGATGGGGATCATTCCGGAGAACAGCGGCGGCTTTGGTGATTCGGTTAAGGCATCACAGGTGTTTGTCCGCAATGAGCTGACGCCTTTGCAGGAACGGTTTAAAGAATTAAATGCGTGGTTTGGGGAGGATGTGATCAGATTTACTGCTTATGAACTGACGCCGGAATAG